AATTACTTTGAATACAAAATCAGATGATATTTATTTATCATCTGTAAAAGATATTCATATCGGAACAGGTAGAAATGTCACCATATCTGCAAATGAAAGTTTAATTATAGACTCTCAAAATATAGTGTTAGGTAATGTTGAAAATACCACTCAACCAATGGTTTTGGGTGATGAATTAAAAGATTTATTAAATCAAATAATAGAATTGTTTTCAAAGATACAAGTGATGACTCAATTCGGTCCTCAAAATATTTTACCAAATACACAACCTGATATACAAAGTATAACAAATAAAATTGAACAAATTGCAAGTACAAAATACAAAATTGAATCAAATTAAAAGAGGTAATTATGAAAAAGAAAAAACCAAATATCAAAACTATAATCAGACAAATCGTTAGAGAAGAAGTCGCTATGGCTATTAAAGAAGTGATAACTGAATTTAAAAAACCAACTCAGACTTCTAAACCAATGACACCAAAGAAACCAAAACAAAATAGTAGTTTTACATCTAATAAAATTTTAAATGATGTATTGAATGAAACAGCTCAAGATGGTGATTGGAAAACATTGGGTGGTGGTGAGTTTACTTCTGATAGAATGAATGAAATAGTTGGTGGACAATATGGTGATATGATGAATCAACAACCACAAGTCGTACCATCAAGTGACCCGATGAGTCAATTCTTAAATAAAGATTATACTGAAGTTTTGGAAAAAGCTGAAGAAAAACAAAGACAAAAATACGGAAAATAAAATGGGACTAAAACAAGATTTAATCAATGCTAAAACAAAAGCTCTTGAAGAAAGTGGTGTAGATATTGGAGACAAAACAATTGATGACTCACTTGGTTCGGTAATTGAAAGAGAGGCTGAGTTTACTAAGGAAGCTATCGTTAATTTTTTAACCAGTTGTCAATTTAGAATAACACAATTAAATGCTCCAGTAGTGTTGGAGGATTTGAAAATACCACCACAAGAGGCAAACATAAACTCTAATGTTCAAGTTGCATCTAATATTCCAGTCAATACATCAGGTGGTCCAGGTTCAACAACTGCAACTGGTTTTTTAGAAAATAGAAAAAATGGTGTAGTGACTAATGATATTAATTTAGGTAAAGATGGAGGTGAAACAGGAATTTTAGAATCAACTGGATATGTTTTTATCGGTGGAGATCCAGAATCCCAAAGGGCATTTGATGTATCTGATAATGATGGAGTAAAACGACACACGACAGTTCAATTATTTAGGGAAGACATTGAGGACTTATTATAATGGCTATTAGAGATACATCGAGAAAACCATACATTCAAGACAATGATACTAATGTTAAAGTTGGTATTGATTTACCCATTCGTAGAGGTGATGATAGAGATGGATTTTTCGCAACAACTTCAACAACCATTGAAGCTGTAAAAAACAACATAAGAAATTTGTTACAAACTAATGAAGGTGAAAGATTCTTTCAACCAAATTTAGGCACTAATCTAAGACAATTACTTTTTGAACATGTTACGGATGAAAATTTAGTTGGTATTCAAAATAACATTTTGGATAAGTTTGAATTTTGGTTACCTTTTGTTGAAGTAAGAGATATTCAAGTTTTAACAAACTCTAATAACCAATCTATTGGTGTAAATGAAATAAGAGTAAAAATATTATTTAATATTAAACAAGACCCCACTACTTTAGATTCTATAACTTTATCTTTTAACAGTAGTATTTCAGAACCCGAATCCTCAGTAACAAGTGGTACTGGTGGGGGATATTAATTGGAGATAAAACATGCCAACATATGGTAAAGAAAATTTTAAAGAATCAAATGTAAACTATTTAAATAAAGATTTTACTGCACTAAAACAATCTTTGATGAATTATGCAAAATCTTATTTTCCAAACACCTATCGTGATTTCAATGAAACATCACCTGGTATGATGTTATTAGAAATGAATGCTTATGTTGGTGATGTGTTATCATTTTATATTGACCAACAATATCGTGAGTTATTATTACCTTTAGCTGAGGAAAGAAGAAACATAATTACAATGGCTAAAATGTTTGGTTACAAAGTAAAACCAATCGTACCAGCTTATGCTGATTTAACTTTTACATCGGAAGTAAATGCTTCGAGTGGTGATGTATCAAAAGTTGATTATTCAAACGCTGGAACATTTGACGCTGGTATTGAAATACCTTCATCAACAAATTCAGATATTATTTTTACAACTTTAGAACCAATTGATTTTAGAATATCAGAATCAATTGATACTGAAACAATAGGGTCAACTAATGACACTGGTTTAACTTCAACTTATACATTATCAAGAACCGTAAGAGCTGTAAGTGCAACAGAAAAAACAATTACATTTCAAGTTGGAATACCTGAAAAATTTAAAACACTCACCATACCTGATACTAATGTAATTGATATTATTTCTTGTGTGGATTCAAATGGACAGAATTGGTATGAAGTAGATTTTCTCGCACAAGACAAAGTACCAATTGAAACTCATTATACCGATAGTAGTAGACAGTCTGCTTATCATAGTGGTACTGGATTAGTTTCAACTGAAGCGGTACCATTTACATTAAGTTACATAACTACTACAAAAAGATTTACTCGTGAAACAAATGAAGACAACACAACATCATTGGTATTTGGAAACGGAGTATTACAGGATGGTAATGTTGTTGATAATAATTATATCGATACTGAACAAATTGGTATTGTGATACCTGGCCAAACAAATGATTTAAATGATTCAATTAATCCATTATTGGGTAATGAATACTCAACACTTGGTGAAACGCCAAACAATACAACTTTAACAATCACTTATCGTGTAGGTGGTGGAATTAATTCAAATGTTCCAAGTGGTGATGTTGTAGCTATACCGACAGACCCAATAATAGGAGGTGGTAACACAAATGCGGTTATAACCAGTGTGACTAATAACAGTCCCGCTCGTGGTGGTAAGGATGAAGAGGATACAATTGAAATAAAAGAAAAGGCTAAAGCTTTTTTCTCAACACAAAATAGGTGTGTGACAAAAGAAGATTATGAGGCTAGGGTATTAAACATTCCAAGTAAGTTTGGAAACATAGCTAAAGTTTATGTGACACGAAATGTTATTCCTCCTAATGTGCAACAAATTGCAACCAAGTTAAATACTGCTCAACTTAATTTTGACGCTTTGGAAGAGTACATCAATGGAGGTTTATTTGAAACCGATGATAAAGATGATATCAAATCTAAAATCCAAATTGCAATAAATAATTATAATGGTCAACCCACTCCAGATTTAGATATGACTTCAGATTTGAAGTTAGGAACAGTAAATATTTATGTATTAGGTTACAATAATGGAAAACAATTAGTTGGAAATCATCATACTACTACAACTGGTACAAATGATAATTTACCAACAACATTAAAAAATAACATAAAAAATTATTTAGAAAACTTTAGAATATTAACTGATGGTATTCTTCTTCAAGATGGATACATTATAAACTTTGGAGTTTTCTTTGATGTGATTGCTGAAAAGTATGCTGATAAACAAAAGGTAAAATTAGATTGTATTGAAAAAATAAAAGATTACTTTAGAATTGAAAAAATGCAATTCAATCAACCAATTTATAAAAGTAATTTAGAGTATGAATTAATGGGAATTGAAGGAGTTCGTTCCATTGGACATGTTGAAATTACACAAGGAAGTGATGATTTAGATTTCACTCAGGAATCAGAATTTAGTCCACCATTATATTCTTATTCATTCGACCAAGATGTTAACAATGGACAGGGTGGATATATATCTTCTACTTCAGGTCAGGTGGGTTATGGATATAAATATGATTTTAAAAATGCAACTTCAGATGATGGTACAATAATATTACCAGCTGAAACATCAACACCGGCGGTTTTTGAATTAAAAAATCCAAACGATAACATAAAAGGGAGAGTTAGATAATGCATCATTTTATTTTTCCAAATCAAGACACTTGGATTTCAAGTGGTTCATCAACTATAACAGGAGAATCTTTTAAAGACCAAAACTTTGGAAGAGACCAAATACTTGAAGTTAAAAAAGAATTTTTTAATTTATCATTTAATTATCCAACAAGAGCATTGGTTCAATTTAGTGGGACAGAATTTACTGAATTATCTAAATCAGTTGCTGATGGTACAATAGCGTCTGATGCAAAATATTTTTTAAGATTATTTGAGGCTGAGGGTAATTCAGAAATGACTGAAGAATATACTTTAGATATAAAACCAATATCACAATCTTGGGTTGAGGGTACTGGTAAGTTTAGTGACAACCCAAAGAATACAAACGGATGTAGTTGGGAAAATCGTAGTAATCCTATTGGTGGTACTGAATTAGCTTGGAGTGCGTCTGGTGTTACAGTATATGGTGTAAGTTCATCAGCACAAACATTTTCTAATCAATCACCTGATGTTAATGTTCAAGTAACTGATATGGTAAATATGTGGTTACAAGGACAATCTACAAAAGGTAATCAAGGAATGTTAATAAGATTTGCTGGTACACAAGAAACAGACAATAGTCATTTTGGACATTTAAAATTCTTTTCAAGAAACACACATACA